ATAGCGTGTTAGTCCGCTGTGACTGCATGGTCCACGTTCCTTGGCCAACTCTACTGTGGCTTCTGTTAGGTAAAATGCTTGATGCTCCATCCAAGTTTTAACTTCTTGTAGGGCATCTTTTTCACCATACAACAAGCCACGTTTAGCATGCCAATAAGCCAAGTTGGTAATACCAATGCCTAAAGGTTGGATTTCTTGATTGCTTAACTGACTTTGAATGCTCAAGAAGTCTTGGTAATCAAGAATGTTACATAGACTGCGTTGTAAGATGCGGCAAGCACGACGCATATCTTCTGGATTACGGAATGCTCCCCAGTTGATTGATCCTAATGTACACAAGGCAATGCGGCCTTCTTCATCATCCAGGCGTTTGAAAGATTTAGTAGGCAATAAGATTTCACAGCAAAGATTACTTTGATAGATGGTATGATACTCTGGATCAAATGGACCTTGTTCCTGAACATTGTCAATGAACACAAGATAGATGCGCCCGGTGTCGGTGCGTTCTTTCAAGATGCCACCTTTGAATACGTCTTCGGCGGCCATGGTCTTGGTTCTTAGGTCTTTTCGTTTTTCGTACTTAACATACAGTTGTTCGAACAAAGCAGTATTCTTGTAGAAGGCCTCATACAGGTCAGGCACTTCGTTGGGATCAAAGAATGTGATATTTTCTTTATTTTTGAATCTGCGCCAGAAGAAGGCACTGAGGACAACTCCGTAGTCCATGAACCGGACCCGAGTCTCATCTGTTCCCTGATTATTTTTAAGCACAATAAGGTCATCAAACTGATGGTGCCAAATAGGATAAAATACGGTAGCACTTGCATTACGGATACCTCCCTGTGAGCAACTTCTTAAGTCGCCAAACCACTTCTTCAAGAACGGAATCATTCCTGTGTGCATGATCTCTCCACCACGGATAGGACTACCCAAGGGACGTAAGCGACCAATTTCTAAACCAATGCCGGCACGTTTGCTGGCATACTTGGCCATCATCTCTCCAGATGCGAAAATACTATCAAGGTTGTCATCGCTACGGATAAGCACACAACTACTGAACTGCTTAGTAGGAGTCCCAAGCCCAGCAAGCACAGGGGTAGCAAGAGTGAACAAGCCATCGGATGCACAGTTATAATATTCTTTAATAAGACGCATACGGGCCGCATTAGGTTCTTCTTTATGGAACACAGTCGCGGCCGCAACCATGTAACGTACTTGAGGAGTTTCATAAATTTCCTTTGTAGCACGATTACGCACCAGATATTTTTCAATTAGCTGTTCAATAGCCGCATATGAATATTCTTCATCTTTGGCATGATCCAGCATGTCATTCATCTTGTTCCAGTCATCTTCTGTATACCATTCGAGAAGTTCGCCAGTGTAAAGACCTGTAGCCACATTCTTCTTAACGATTTCGTAAAGGTGGGGCGGGTCGTATGTACCATAAACATCCTTACGCAACATGCTCAGGCGTTGTTTGCCCGCAACATATTGGTAGTTGGTATGGCCCACATCTGGATTTGACTCAATATCAATCAAGTCAACAATAGCACGAAGAGTAATACCATCAATCTCTTGTGTTGTAATGCCATCGTAAAAATGTAACTGTGCTTTGATCTCAATCATGGATTGACTGACATCGGCAATACCTTGGCAGACTTTAGCAACTTGTGCCTGCCACTTGTCAATGTGTAGTGGCTCTTTTTGTCCGCTTCTTTTAACTACTGTAATCTGCGTCATTTCTTCTCTATCTAAATTGTGTTACTGCTATTTTATTTGGTGTTGCTTCAACTGCCGGCGGATTTTTACTTCTTGGAAGGTATTTACGACGCTGTCTGGGCTCCAATTAAGTATATATTTTGTTTCTTGGACCAGGACTAAATTATCACCAGATTCAGTCAAAACCAGTGTTGCATCCACCATATCCGTACGGTCTAACATACTTATAGTATACAGGATTCCAAGTCCCTTTGCAACAGGACAATAGACATCATCGCTCAAAAGTTGCCAGGGATCTGGCCATCTGGGTTGGTCATCCCAGTGTAGGTAATAAGGTTTCCAAGGGGTTTGATGCCACCAAGAATTAATGTTAACCAATGCAGTTTCTAAATCTTGAGATTGGGATAAGGTGCGTAGTGCAGCCCAGGATTCTAACCTGGCTGCAAAGGTTTTTGGCCACACTAAACTAACCGTGTAAGTGAATATGTTAGTGTGCCGTTGGCACCAGTATTGGTTGTTGTATATTGAAAACTAACTTGATCGGCTGACTCGGCAAAATTAAAAGTAACTCCAACACTTGAGTTTTCTACAAACTCGTCACTGTAATTAATATTAACGCTGGTTCCATCAGTGGATGTTGCCACTAAAATGGTTCCTGTTCGATAACCGGTGTCACGAATTATAGTATAGTTTAAGCTAAATGCCTGAACCACTGTGGCATCAATAGAAAATATTGTGGTTTCTACAGAAGTATCGTTAACCAGATTGAATATGTCTCCGCTTTCTCGTGCGTAAGTACCTTGTTGTGTTTGCACACCATTGGTTGTGGCGATACTTTGTGTATCATTTAAAGTAATTCTTGGATATGCGGTGCCTGGGTCGGCAACATTAGAATAAGTATCACCGCGTTCAAACATATCACTGATACTAACATTATTATTGCTTTGAATATCAATAACGGCTGTGTATGGGGTTGTGGTGCCGCCAAAATGATTACCTACATCATAAAATATATTATGGCCAATGGCATTTAAACTAACATTACCAAACAAAATACCTTCAGCATAAATATTGTCAAATAAATTTCCAGTAATACGTGTGCCAGTTGCACCGCCATTAACTACTGAGCCTGTTCCTAATTGTATGCCACGATATAAAGTATCAAATTTACCATTTGTAAAAGTTACACCTTTGGTTTGTTGATCAGTATCAACCCCGTACGTGGTGCCAGAAAATATACAACCTTCAAATACAATTTGATCGCACACCAAGCTACTAGTGCTGGCAAAGGCCACGCCTCGTGTAAAGGCTCCTTCTGTAGTAAGATTGGCCTGAGTCAATGGTCCAATAAAACTAACATTTTGAAAACAAAAATTAACTGCATCTTCAACTAAGAATACATCCGTAGTAGGATCTAAATTAACAAATCCCATGTTGGATATTGTAACGTATTGAGGAGGTGCGGCACCATTATTACCAATATTAACACCAATTTGTTGTAGACTATCTGCACTACGGGCAACATAGGCATTTAATGTCGAGTCATCAACACTGCCGTCTAGCTGAATAACAGAGTTGTCAAGTCCTTCGCCCCATAACGTAGCATAAGGTGGAATTAGGATTGAACTAGTAACACGGTAAACTCCGGCCGGGAAAAATAAACTGCGACGAATTTGTGGGTTTACTTCTCGGCAAAATAATTGATACAAGGCACGATTAATAGCATCTGTGTCGTCTGTGACACCGTCACCTGTTGCACCAAAATCTTTAACTGTAGCAAATTGATCAAACCATGACTGTAAACTTGAAGTTACCGGATCTCCAGCGGTAGGGCCTGTTTGTACAGTATACCCAGCTGCTTGTCCTTTGTAAGTATATGTGGTTGGAATTACTAGTATATCTGAAAATTCTGTTAAAATTTCAGTGTTACCAATTACTGGTGCGCCTTCTTCTAGTGTACCATTACCGATATATAATTGACGTGTATCAATTGACCAGCCGAGCTCTGCACCGGCTAATTGTGGTAGATTTTCTGCTAACCCTTTGCGGTTAGTAATCTGGGAAATTTGAACGATTGCCAATTTAGTTGTCCTTGGATAATATCAACTATTTAGCTAGGTTAGGCTTGCAAGTAGTATAGCTCTAAACGGCGCCACCACTGGTCGGCCCAGTAGTCAAAATCCTTGTTTTCTAGGATAAATTCCTGATATTCTGGGCGGGCTGTTGGGCGACCGTCTAGATCCACTGGGGGTTTAACACACATTAAAATTACACCTTTGCGTATGTTCGTACCGTATACTTCATTGTGTGCCAGACTATATGCAACTAGCTGCAAAAAGTAATCTTCAATCCACTCACGACGCTTGGGCTTGTTTGTTTGCTTAAAGTCCAGAATACTTTCATCCCCGGCATGTATACCTACACAGTCTGTAGTGCCAGCATACAATTTAGGAAAGTACAGAGGAATTTCTACACCCCAAAACTCATCAACATTTACAAGCCCATCCTCAATTACAGTCTGTGCCATGGCGTGACTGGCCCATCCAAACGGATTTGACCCTTTGTCTTTCAATTCATTATTTTTTACATAGTGCTCTAAGTAAGTGTGCATACGGGTACCACGATTAGCCGCTTCTGTGGTAATTTGCTGTGCCCTGGCGTGTCCAACATTTTTACGCCACTGCTCTAGAGCTGCTTTCTTTTCTTCTGGCTTGGTTTTGTCTAAAATTGTAGTAACGCTAGGAACTTTACTTCCGTCGGGTGTACTGTACAACCGCTTGCCTTCTTCCGAAGTACGACTTAATTCGTGGTAGTTAAATTTTGGATTATACATTATGTCCTTGGCTTTTTGCATACTTCTTATAATGTTCCTGATTGCGTTTAGCAATCCGATACAGTTCGGCAATCTTTTCAGATCTATTTGTATCATTATACAGCATTTGTAAACTATTTACAATGGCCTGAATTCTTTTTGTCGGTGTTGTTGCTCGATCATAGCTTTCATCAATAACCGAACTGAATGTTTCAATGCCCATTTCTTTAATACGATCTAGACTGCCTGGACCAGAAACTAATAAAAAAGGCTTGCCTGTTGCTAGTGGTTTAGCTGTTTTTTCAGTAAACCAAAAATCTCCAAACGGATCTGTTTCGCAAACTACTTCAATTTGATAATGATTCCAACAATTAGGATAATGTTGTAATGCCTCGCCGGGCGGTATTCTTCCTGACCGTGCAGTGCTAACTAAATCAGTATCAAATATTCGATTAGCAAACCACTCCTGTTCTGCTTTATATATTTCCGTAAAGGACTCGTGATGCCACCAATGTTGTGATTGAAAAACTAAGTAGGCATCGCCCGGAAATGCTTGATCTAATTCGTATGCTAATCGCATGCGTGTTGGGGTGAACCGACCAATGATTGTACCCACAAATCGTGCTGATGAAATATCTTTTTCAAACTGCGGAATAAAGTCACTGGCACTAACAAATACACCAAGTGTTTTAGTGTTAAATGTAAACGGATTAGTTAAACGAGGATTATGCGTGTTTATTACCGCAGACTTTTTGTCAATATTAAATGTTTCGCACACTGTTTCTAAAAATTCTAAGAATCCACTGGCCGTTAAATTTTCGCCATCGTCGGCATTTACTGTAATGTGTTGATTGGTGTAGTGTGTGGAAAATATATCCAACAACCATTCTTTATTGGCACAAGTATTGTCCTTGATTGCAAAGTATTCAGCAAGAATAACAATGTTGGCATTGGTAACGGTAATGGCTTGCTTAGACATAATCGGCCAAATTTAATTTGAATAGCCGATCCCATTGCTCGTAAACATAACTACGAAATCGTTGTTGATTGTTAACTAATCTTTGTTGAAAGCGTGAACTATAATTTACAGTTAAAGTGTTGATAGTTCTTACCGCCAATTCTGCATAGTCGTGCTCGGTTTCTCTCGTTAGACTTGCATAATCAATTATGTCTTCAAACGTATCAAACCCTTGCTCCTTAAGATATTTGCGTAACTTAGGTTGACCATACACAAAGAATGGACGAAGTCCTATAACAGGTTTCCAAGTTTTTTCACTGATAAAAAAATCATCATTATCAAATGTAGTTTCTGTAACAATATTAAGATAGGCAGATTGCCATGTAGCAATATCTCCTAAGGTATAAACATCATTGGGTATAGGATAATCGCCGATGTCGGCGTCGACCAATATAGGTTCAACACCTGTTGTAAGATACCCTTGTTCTTTAACCTGATCAAGATACCGAACTAGTATTCTTCTGTGTACATGTGGCTTTCTATTAAGACACATAAACTTCTTTGCTCCAAAACGTAATCGTAATTCATCATTATTGTATGCCTGGAAATTTAAGTCGCATACCATGGCCCAGAAATCTAATCTACATTGTGCAGAGTTACCAATACACAGGTGCGGTACTCCGCTGTTTTGAATAATTTGTTTAACTTGAGGAATTGAAGGATCTACTAAGTCGTGGCAAATTATAAACTTAGGATCAGCATCACGTATTTCTTGAGCAAGGTCTCGATCTAATAACCATGTAGGGTTAACAAGCATTACACGATCAACATTGAGTTGCTCTTGTGCTTTACGTTCTAATATATTTCTTATTAATTGTTCAACACGACCAGCTTTCCATGCGTAAGGAAAACCGTTGTCACTTTTAATTATGTTCAAATCCTAAAACTTTCTCCGCAACCGCAACGGTCTTTTTCATTAGGATTCTTAAATTCAAAGCCTTCGTTAAGGCCCTGGCGTACATAGTCTACTTCAAGTCCATCCATGAGTGATAGGCTTTTGGGATCAACTACAACAACAAAGCCATCTTGTTCAAAGGCAGTGTCTTCGGGAGCAAGTGTGTCTACATACTCCAACACATACGCAAGTCCACTACAGCCAGTGGTTCTAACACCAAGACGAATGCCCATGCCTTGTCCGCGCTGGGTTAAATTACGTTTGATCCTGTTACTGGCTGTGTTTGTTACGGTAATCATTTATTGCCGCCTTGATTGCATCTTCTGCAAGTATACTACAATGAATTTTAACCGGCGGTAACGCAAGTTCTTCTGCAATTTCTGCATTTTTAATCAAGCCTGCTTGATCAAGCGTCTTGCCCTTGACCCACTCCGTGACCAGTGACGAGCTAGCGATGGCCGAACCGCACCCATACGTCTTAAACTTGGCGTCGGTGATAACACCATCTTCTACCCGTATCTGTAAACGCATGACATCACCGCAAGCAGGAGCACCGACAACACCGGTGCCGATACTGCTATCAGCGGCATCCATCTTACCAACATTTCGTGGATTTTCATAGTGATCAATTACCTTGTCTGAGTAGGCCATTATTGTCTAAATGTAACAGGTTGCCCTGAAAAGAAATTAAAGTAGACACCAGACGCAACCAGCACTACAATTAAAATTAGGAGAATAGTATTAAAATTAAGTTTCATAATTAATCCGGAAGAATTGCCCAACGATAGCAATTACAGCCACCGTCGAGTAAGTATTGCCAGTGATATCCAAATGGTGGAGGATTAGCTGGGCCTTGATTGGCGGGTGCTGGTTGTTGATAATATGTTACCTGGGGCTGCACATAAACCACAGGAGGTGGTGCATAATACGAACGTGCCGCAAGTGCGCCAACCGCGACGCCGGCAAGAGCTGGGGCTACCCAATAGTTATTGTTGTAGTAACCATTGTTATAATACCCATTGTTATAATAACCGTGACCGCGGTATCCGTTGTTCCATGCCCACGTTGGCGACGAAATGGTCGCACCAATCAAGCACAATGTTACAAGTAACTTCTTCATGATTTTCTCCAATCAGCCTATTACGACTGTTGTATTATACTACTTTTTCTTAAAAAGGTCAAGTATTTTGGATTGGATGGTTTTGGCAAAGTCTGGCTGTGGAAAATTCCACCCAATAAATGCACCGATAATAAACGTGATAATTGTTGTCATTACATTCTCCTATTTAATGCTGCTTTGGCATTAGAGTTTACAACTGCTTCGGCCTGGTCAACACTCATACCAGTCTCAGCTTCGGTGTTACCTTTAAATCGGACAACACCCGAATTTGGATCCAATGGCTCTAGTACATTGGATAATGGTTCTTGACTAACTAGTTCTACAAGAGATTCAGGATTAATAATTACACCAAGACTTTTGGCTAAGTCTATAAAAGCGGCTTGGCTAATTTCTTTTTTGGCTGTAGTATCGTCGGCACGACCAGATAGAAACTTTGTTAATGCTAAAAGTTTCTGAGAGTCTGGTGTGGCAAACTCAACTAGTCTCATTATTAACGCTTACTACGACCTAAATCGGATGCGCTAGGGCCGCGAATTGGTTCTTCAGCATCAAGATCAACATCAATTTCTTCTTCGCCTTCGGGCGGAGGTGGCAATTCTTCTGCACCAAGTTCTGGAGCAGGCGCACCTAAATCTTCGCCTGGAATTGTAGGAGCTTGACCAGTAACAACTCCAAGTGCGCCTTCTAACTGTGTTTTGCTACCTTGTAAGTTTTGTGTTAAACCGGTTAATGCACCAGTAACTTCTTGATTGAAACTCATTGCTTGATCGGCACCAATTTGATTCTTAACTTGATCAACCAATGCTGGTAAGTCTTTAAACTGCATGGCTGTAACTTGTTCAATCATCTTTTGCACTTGATCAACCATGTCTTGCGAGGCCAAAACAACTTGAGCTTGTTGTACTTCACTTTCAACAATGCGAAAACGGCGTGTTTCCGACATTGGCATTGTTAACTGTTTTTGTAGAGCTTGCAATTCTTGTTGTTTTTGTTTAATTTGATCTTGAATTTGTTTTTTATTTTGTTGTTGTTGCAAGGCCATTGCGGCTTGTGCTTGCTGAGGATTTTGCATAGGAGCAGTTGCAACACCACCAGCAACAGGCGCAACACCCGGAGCAGGAGCAAATTCACTTAACTTGCTAGATAGACCTTGTTCCATAACAACTAGTTTTAAATAGGCAGGATTTTGTTCACTGCGATGGAATGCTGGTTGGCGGCGGTGCTCTTTAATTAAGCTACGAACACGATCAAGCATGTGGCGGGCTTGTGGGCGGGTAAGTTGTTCAAAAGGAACACTATTACCAAAATAGCTTTCGAAAACCTTAGCGGCTTGCTTTGTTGGGCTGACTACGGCCAGTTCTTGCAGTTTCATTATTAAATCCTCGTTGTTGAATATATTTAGCCCAGCTAACGCATTTGGCTAATTCGTTTTCTACTTGTTTTTTACGAATAATTTTAGTTTCTAATTTAGTACCAACATTATCTCTAAATTCCCATTGAGCACTGTGTTCAGCAATGGCGGTTCTTGCTGTAATATCTGCCGATAACACACCTAATTTTATATCTAATTCTAATATGTCTCGGGCGGTATTATAAGCCTGGTATTTGTCGGCGATACACCAACTTAATGCAGTTTTAGTAGTGTTAAATATTCCTACTTCTGTAGCCGAACAATATACTTTATATCCTGGGCGATTTGGTTCAATTCGATATTTTCCAAATACACTATAAATTCCATTTTCAAGTTGAAAAATAGTATTGGGCAGTATATCTTTAAGCTCTTGCCTTAGAGCTCGTTCAAATTCTTTGTCTTGATTCATTTAAAGACGTAGTGTACTAGTAAATATCCAGTTACTGCTGTTAAGCCGCCAATTATGGTTAAACCCCACCCAATTAATTGTTCACTACGTTTTTCTGACATTTTTACTACCATGTCACGTACTTCATTGACTACTCGGCTCAGCCCAGAAATTCTTTCGTCAATATCATCGAGGCGTGTTTCTAATGCTGAGTATCTTTCTGCGCAAAGTTCAACATGTGCCTCTAAACTTTTCTTTTCAATATCTGTGGCTTCAACCATCTTAGTTCTCCAATATGTTATTTATTGGTATAAACTCAAACCATATATTCTGGGTTGGGCCGGTTGTAACTAAAACTGGTGCAATATCAGGATGGTTGTTGAGATTTAATATCATAGGAACGCCATCACTATCGGCTTTTAGTACCCCTACAGCGTCGGTTCCATCATTCCAGACATTTGATTCGCTTTCAAATTCAAATTCCCACATTTTATTATTTTCACTGGGTGTAGTAGTTGTCATAGTTTGTGTACGAAGCGCAAATAATTGAGTAAGCGTTTCTAAGTTTCTTTGCTGATTACGAGCAGTATTCCATTCGTCCGCCGATAACTGTTGTGAGTTTTTAAAATGTCCAGTCACTCCGGTAGCGGTAATATCAAATTGAGTACGAACTTTAATTCTTATCATTGCGACTTAATTCATAGATTATTTGGGCTCGATCTAGAGCCTCGCTTAATGCCGGATTATGTCTGGCAGCCCGTAAAATATCTCGCCAAGCACACCAGCGATTAGTATCATCACGTTCTTGGTCAGTTTCGTCTTTGACTGCAACACGATCTAACGTGCCAGCTACACGTTTATACACAGTTCGGCCAGAATCGGGACTCTCAAATATCATTATACGATATTTACGCCAACAAAAAACCCTGGAGTTTTATTTCCAGGGCTTGTTGTTTTACTAAAGTAACTATTAAGCTACGTTAGGAATTGTTACAAAAGTTGCTACGTTAGAAATGTTAGCTGTTGGAATACCAATGTTCAAACCACCTGTTGCATTAGCTGTTTGAGCCAATGTAACATAAGTTGCCAAATTACCGGCACCTGCTGGGTAAATACCAACGCTCAATACTGCTGGGCTTGTTGGACTAACTTGATACATTGCAACTGTACCAATCTGTTGCAAACCTTGGATTACGTTAGAAACGTAGCCGTTTGCATTACCTGCACCACTAACTGCCAAAGAACTGTTTGCTGTCAAACTAAAAAAGTCTAATTTAGGACCTTGGAAGTTAACTGGACCGCCTGCAGCTAAGTTAGCTGTTTGTGCTGGGTTACCGTTTAATACATCTGTTGCAAATACTGGTTGGGCTCCGCCCGAAACTACTGTAATATACGCCATGATTTAAATCTCCTAATTTGTGGACTCAGAGGTCCTGCTATTATTTAGCCGATTGGATTAAAAAGCGGAGATTGGGTACTATTCTTTGGGATTTACTGCGCGATTTGCACGGGTAAAACCAAAGCGATTAACAAATTTAACCATGCCGCCTGGTACTGTTACTACCCATCCTTCTTGTCCGGGAACCTGGCGATCTAACTGTTGTAGTATGTCCATTTTTATATCGTGCAACAAGATAAATGCGGCAAAGGCGGCGCTTAGTCCTACCATATTACTACGTGGGCTTTGTGTGTACTCTACAATGTTGTTATATTTTTTTGGTGTTACTGTAACTTTTAACCAGTTAAAGAAATCTGTTACAATGTTTTCAGCATCAAAGTTGCCCACTTCACTATTATCGTGTCCAGTATTATGAATCAAGTAGTTGATAAAATCAACTGCTAGTTTAGGCAAGTCTGTGATTTGTTGAGCTCGAAGTTCGGCTGGGTTAAACAAGCCATCAATACTTGATCCGTGTTTAGAAATTAAACTTCTTAACTGTTTAACCAGTTTACTGTCTTCTGGTTGAACGTTTTCTGCAGGAGCAATTGGTTCCATTAACAATAACCCAGGTACAGGATTTAAGTTAGGGCGACCTAGGGCTTGTTTGGTGCCACCGGGTTCTTTGTATCGTGTATGAATAGCAATGCCTACATCACTATTAGCAATTTCTTGGCCTAGTTTACTAGCGGCTGGAATATTATATTCAATGGTGTTAGGTTTAAATACCAAATTACCCGCTACTTCTGATGGTTTACTTGTATAAAGTAAATCTCCTTGTATAAAGCCCTTAAAGTTTTCTGGAATCGCAGCCTGCAACAAGGGGAATAACGTTTGATACATGGGTCCTAGTGCTTCAACACGTCCAGCCGGCTTACCTTGTTCGGCGGCTTGGACATCTCTTTTGGCCAATAAATTAATTGCTTGCTTTGGACTTCTAAACATGCCATCGTATCCTTTAGCAGTAAATCCAGCTACGTCAGTTAAGACAAATCCACCGTCGGGCATGCGGCCAAATACCAAGGCTGGCTTGCCATCCCACTTAACTGTGGTAGATTTTTTTGTGTTATCTTTTAAGTGTTCAATTACACCCAATGCTTCTTGGGCGCCACGTGTACCTTTACGAAACACTAAATCTTCAATGTGTTCAATGCCCTTGGCACGTCCTCCAACATTTTGTTCGGCTTCGACAAGTGCTACCATGCCTTGATTAACAATACGGTCACGCAAGCGAGCTAAGAAGTTAACATCACTAACTTCGTTATAAGGATTTGCATCTGTGCTTTCCATAAATGGTAATCCTTCACGCTCCATATGAGCCTTAAAGTCTGCTAATTTTTCTTCTCGTTTAGGATCGTTGGCCAACGACGCCAAAATACTTTCAACTGATGCCAAATTGTCACGAGTAGCTGATTTGTTTAACAACATTTTAGCAACTTGGTCTGGGTCATCCGAAATAATTTCGTTGCTGTTACGATCAGCGATACCGGCAATTTGGTTTAACTTGTAACCCATTGCTTTGGCAAGAGAGTTCATCAATACATTACGCTCACGGCCTTTGTATTGGCTGTTAGCCGGCATTGGTCCTAATACAAATTTAGACCATGGAACATTTTTAAGGAACATGAAGTCTGTTTGTACATAACCGTTGGCAGGATTGCCAACAATAGGAGTCTTAAAATGCACACCGGCTCCTGTTTGTTTTACGTAGTCTTCGGGTTTGAATCCGTGGCTTTGAGCCCACTGCTGTAATCTAGTACTTAATTGTAATTTACTCAATTGACTTGAATCTACTGCAATGTCTAGATCCCCGCTGGTAGGTTTAATACCAGTCGATCCTAGAGTGTTTCCTTGTAAATCTAAACCAGGAAGCATTTGTTCTAACCAGGCCAAGGTAGGCTTAACGTCGGTTTGATTGATGCGTTGAGTTAAGGCTTCGCCGTTGTTGCCTTTGAATACGTTGCCGCCTTCTTTTAAGATGTTCATAGAGTCACAGTCCAACCATCTTTTTTCAACTGTGCATCTGTAGTGGGATTGCCGGTGGATTTAATTATTTTTTGAATTTGCCGAGTAACTGGATTTTTTGCTCTTATCTCTCGAGAAATTTGTTGTATGCCCATAATTGCTGTCATTAGATAACTTTGTACTGCCTGATCCAACGCCTCTGGATCTTGGCGACTATTAACAAGTTGACTCAGTGCTGAGCTAAGTGCCTGACTTTTATCCGGTAATGCCATTACATCTGTTAGACCAATTGATTGTCCAGTTTGCGTTTCTCTAGTGGCTAATTGCTGCGTGGCCCAATCAACAAATGCTTTTCTATAAGCATTACTGGCGGCCAACGCCGGTGCGGTACCTTTGGCTGCTTTGTATTTGGCAATCTGTGCAGCTTTTGTTGCTGGTGCAGGCGCTGGGCCACCGGGTAAGTCACTGAATGCTTCTTCAATGTCTGATTGCATACCTGCAATACCGCCGCTTGGTTTTCCAAATACCTGTTGCAGTTGCCGACCAACTTTGCTACCTGCCACAGCCCGGCTCATCTGTCCTGGGCCACCGGGTTTAGTAGATGCCGGAGGAATGCCGCTGGGTTGAGTAGATGGCGGGCGTGTAGCGGACAAAGTTGGTTTAGTTGAGGCTGGGGTAGGGGAAGGTATACTCTTAGATACTTGTTGCCATTTTTTAGACAAGTCTTGAACATACTGTTGTGTTTGTGCTTGTAATTTTTTATCTTGTACCGCGGAAATTTTTCCGGCGACTTGTTTACCAACACCGGTTTGTCCAAATGCTTGTTTAGCAATATCTCCCCAGCTTTCGTTGGTTTTAGATTTGATGGTTATTTCATGAACTTGCATCTGTTTTTCTCACTGTTCTTGTAAATTTACCCGGATCACGCAACTTAATAGCGTTGATTAATTTACGGGTGAGATTTTCAGCCTGCTCAGGAGTATAACTTTCGTCAATTTGCTCCAACAGACGGATAGCACTGGAAATAATATTAGATGCACGAGTTTCAATAACATGGCGATTATCACGCTCAATGTACATTGAGTCTAATTCTTCTAGTAAACTACGAGTTTTCTTTTGCATTTTGGGCCCAAAACCTTTTTATTATTTATTTGTTCTGCAAACTTACTAATAACTAAGTACTGCATGAACAGTTTACACATTATTGCCTCCGGGTGCAGCTTTACTAAGGACTTGTTTCAAAAAACTTGGCCCGATTATCTCGCACAAAGTCTAAACGTTGATATTGTTAATATAGGTGCTCGAGGCGCCGGAATTGACTTTACTGTTAAAAGAATCATGTACTATTGCAGTCAACACCAACCAGATTTGGTTATTGTGATGTTACCTAGTGTGGACCGATTCGATTGGTTTTTAGATGATCAGCACCCCCTTCTCGATTCAGCCAATCAAATTGCCAGCTGGCAGAACGGAAAAAATTCTAGTCTGGTCAATCTAGACGGAACCTTAAGTCAATCCAGCGGTTATTGTTTGACGGGTGGCGAGATGCGAAGTTTTAAAACACATTGGTTTAAATATTATTATAGTGAAGCATCCGCTCAATTGGATTATTGGGTCAAGGTCTATCAATTACAGCTTTTTTTGCTAAGTCGAAATATCAATTTTTGTTTTAGTACTGCATATGATCGAGATTATCTGGTCGAGCAATCTGCTAACAAAAGCGGAGCTAACTCTAATCTTGGCTGGATTTTTGATCTAATTTCATGGGAACATTTTGTGTTTTATAAGCAGACTTCAGGTTTTTTATCTTTTGTTAAAGATTATAAATTCCAAATCAAAAAAAATCATCCAGAGACTCTGGCCCACGAAGCCTGGACTAAACAGATATTATTAACAAAAATCTTTGAATGCGTCAAAAGGTCTGGTGTTGGGTTCATACAGTAGCTCCCAATATTGATTAACAATAGCGGCCAGAGGTGCCGGCCAACTAGAAACCCGAGATCGTATAACCTGTGTCAAGTTGTCTGTTAGTAATAGTCGACGGTTATTTAATAACCTTTCGTAGCATCGATCACGCATTTCTGCCGCATAGTTCAAATCAGACAATAATTTTAAATTGTCACGGAACGCAAAATAGCATCTTTCCAGCAAGGTAGATTTATTTTGATAATCATGGTTGATTATGTCTTTGAACGAGTCAAACCCCAACTCCTCAAAATCTTTTGCGTTGTTGTATCCACCTATCCAGATTGGGAACGTAAGCCCTAATATTGCGTATCCGGTTTTTTCTGTCAATGTGCTGGCTAACTGTGTAGTGTTAGATTCTGAAATCAGAGACACTGCACTACTTTGGAAAATTTGATCTAGCCCAACCTGCCAGGCGTACAAATTGCCGCCATAGTGACCTACTGATACTGTGTCACTGTCGGTCACAGTTCTAGAGATAAAATTTGTCGGTATAGCACATTCAGATAACAACATGCATTTGAATCTGGTCCAATCCTCTTGGTCCAAAAATACTCTATTTAATAACTCTAGTAATTTAAACTCGGCCACGGTATCTTTCATATCAAAGAGACGACCTATACCAGAATAAGTATAATTTTGTGCATAGTCTAAGTCAAAATATTCAACTAGTTTAACCAACAGATGTCGATTAATTTGTTTTTTATTAATAATAAAATTGAAACAGTAACTGGTATTGCAATCATCTGACAGATTCAACTGTTGGAAAGATCGCGCCGTTGCTTTCAAAAATAATGGTAAGCCCATTACCGGCACCTGATTAATCTCTTGATGCCAAGCTCCAACATTATCGTTTATAATATATGCCGGTTTTCCTCTGGTTTGAAATACTTGTTGAATTCTATGAATATTTATAGTATCTCTCATGTGCAAAATATGTTGATCACTAAATTTAAAGTCCGGATCAAACTCACTGTTGTTGCCACTAATTATTAATTTATAGTCCGGCATAATTATACACTCTTTATTTTTCCCAACAATGCTTTAAGTTTATTACTCTGAACATCTGCGGTAATCTTACCAGTGTCTTCGTCTGATTCAGAACTATTTGATAACATTGTACTCTTGGCCTTGATACTATCCATCAAGTTGCCGCGACCAAATGAGTTTACAGGGCCAGCTTCTTCACCCGGATCTGTAATACGCATGGTTTCAATGTTGTAATCCAAGTCAATCTTTTGTCCTACACCTGTACTGCTTCTCGACTTCATACATTGTATTTGATACTTGCCACGTTCACGCATAGCACGACTTGTAAAAATACCAAACACGTTATCTGCCGTATTAATTTTACTAATACCACCACTAATATGGCTATGGTCGAATTCAATTTCTTCCACAGCACTACGATTTAACTGACTTGCCGTTACAAATAATACATTGAGTTCTTTGGCAAGATTACGCAGTTCTTCTGACACATATTTGTCCTTGACAAACAGGTCATTTGGACTTACTTTGGCACTGACAGGCATTAATAAATCTAAGTAATCACACATAACAAAATCTACTTTCAATCCTGTTTGCACTTGCGCTTCTTTAATATAACTGCGAATATCATTGATGTTACTTTGTGCTGGCAATGCTTTAATCCGATACTGTCCGGCTTTCTTACTAACCAATTTAACTTTGAGTTCAGTCTGATCAATGTCCTTACGGATTTCTTTAGTACTCATTCCGGCCAACATAGCATCAGTTCTTAGGGCACATAGTTCTTCGCTAAGTTCCAAACTGATATACACACCACTGAGTCCTGCTTGTAACCACGACAATGCTATGTTCATCATGACCAAACTCTTGCCTGATCCTGACCCACCAGCAAAAATGTTTAATTCACCTCGACTGAATCCACCATACAGGATCTTATCCATTTGTGGCCAACCTGTGCTTACTTGTCCACCTGAATTGAAATACTTGTCAATACGGAGTCTAGGATCAGCAAAATAGTCTGTGCCCATATCCTTGGTCAGACTAATCTGTACTGCATCCTTGATTAGTTTTTCTACAGGATCATATTCGCCCTTTTCTAACAAGTCTGCCGACTTTAAGATTGCACGTTCTAATTCTTGTCTGCGAGTAAATGCTTCAAACTCACTCATGAACCATTCGTTATGTCCTTCATTTAAGTCAGGAATGTCTGCAAGTGTGGTGCCGGTGGCTGCTTTGATCTGCTCACGTGTGGGCAAAGTTTTGTAATCGTCGCTATGCTTGGCAATAAACTCTGCTGTGGCTCGCAGGCTACGATCAAAGTTTTCTGGGTTATAAATGTTCTGTACACGCACAAACGATTCTGCATCGTGTAACATCATTTCTAGGAATAGTTTTTGGACATCAAGTCCGTAGTCTTTTAACAATGTGATTCCTTAAAATAATTTGTCTAAACACAGTTTTCCAAATCTGGCAAGATTATCTGTATGTCGTTGCTGATTAAAAAATAATCTCTGATTGTGTTGGCAAATTCGATCAATTTCTTCTGGATATTGCTTACACGATTGTACTAGTTGCTTGGTAGCTTGTATAGCTTTTTGGGCACGAAGTTTTATGTCAGGCTCGGTGTCGTATGATTCGTCACAGAATTTGTCAAATGTTTGGAATCCTTGTTGTTTTAATTTAGCCAAAGAACATGTATCTCCTAAAATTACAAATGGTCTATGTTGTGCCAACACTTTGTACGTTTTTTCTGTCAGATAAGCCTGATCAGTTATGTAAGCGTTAGATTCCAAAACAACAGTTACTCGTGCAATGCTGTGCATTCGCTTATGTGGTAAATGATCAATTGATCGTTGTTTATTGGCATCATAAAAACTTGGATAGGTTGTATGCATCAAATAGTCTGGTATGTTAAACTTGTTAAGATACACCTCAATGCCTAATTTTTTAAATCTTAAATCAGTTTGTAAGATAGGCTGACGATCATCTGTAACTATAGTTAAATTTTCTTTTTGATTTTCTAGTTGTGTTAAAAATTCAACACGATGAGCCCGTTCATAGACTCCGGTTGGCACCACAATATCATATTGTGCATTAGCAATCGATGACCGATTTATTTCATAATGTAAACCCACATTAGAAAATTCATTGTAAGTGTTAACGTCCCAATAATCAAACCCTAGCGTCATATTACCATTGTAGTGACCAAAATGTTCGTGTCCGGTGATGATTGTACAACCAGTTATAGGATTGTCTCTAAGCCAACATTTTGCATGTCCTTCATACACACACCCGTAACGGGTAAACTCTGGTTGTGCAGATCCAGTCCAGTCTGCAAAAATTACTGGCATGATGTCATTGGTGAATGTTAGTTCTTCAAATTTGTTTTGTTGACTAAAATAACTTAGAATACCGGTGTAGACCCATGTTTGAGTATAAAATGGAAGCCCATACTTGTTTTTTAAAACGTCAACAAGCGTGAATTTATTGGTCATAATTTTTTTAATAATTGTTTTTTCCTCATTTCAATTTTAATTCGACTAGTTTCTCGATGCTCTAATATAGTTAGCAAACATCCTACCCGACCCAACTGAATTATAGCATCATTGACATCTTTGCATCCTTCTGGCCACACAGGAATACTAACAGCCCACCCCAGTTCCACAGCACGATCTACTAACTTCATACCTGCTTCGTCTTGATCTGGTACTACAATAATATCTTTTCCTAGACTGCGTATCAGTCGGACCTGTGCATCATTGATCTCTGCGTGTAACACCGCAAGTCCACCAATAGCTAGTGCATCAAACACTCCTTCTACTACAACGGCGTAGTGCCAGGTGTCCTGCTGTAAATCTGTACCAAAAACATAACCATGCTGTATGTCTTGAATGTACTTGGGAGTGCGGTCATCTAAAAATCTAGTAGTATGACCCACCACCTGATTATTGTGCGTAAACGGAATTACAATGCCTGGGCGTGGTCGTTCTTTTGACAAAAAAGGATAGTCAAGTGTTATTCCACGATTACGCAAATATTCTTTGGCCTTGTCATCAAGAGATTGTGTATCTGCTGGCAAGTCCCGTTCTTCAAACTCAATCGGCTTTTCTACTACTTGCTGGCGTTCGCTTAATAAGCCGGTGATGCTTTTTTGTTTAAGGCTTTCAAGATTTATACGTTCAATCTCTTCGCCGGGCACATTTAACCACTGCAAAAATTTACGAGCTTTAAATGTTAGTGTGCGGCCTAGTACAAAGCTACAAGTGTATCCACAGTTAAAACAATGATACGACCATGATCCGTCTGGACTAGGTTTTAATCCACCACGTTGCCTACGATCGCTGTTTTCACCTTGATGAGGGCAACAGGGCGCATTGAACGAAATCCAGCCCGAACTTGTTGACTTGCGTTTTGCAGGTAAAAAAGAAACCACATCAATCATACTACTATTATAGCAGGATCTATGTAATTAATCAACAGTTGGGCTATCTTTTTGTGTCCAGTTTCGTTGGGATGGCCACCCAATTTGGTATCAGTTATACAAGATTTTAAATACCAATCATTAAACACAGTTGGCAACTCAAATGAATAGTCTTCTGGAAAAACGTGAAATTGTATGGTCAATATATTGCGCCTGGCACTAACACCATCAAACAACAACACGGCTTCTCGATATCGTAGTCTATGCAGTTCTGGCGAATCAGTTAAGACTGTTTGCTGTTTAATTAAGTTTTCAAATTGATTATCTGGCCACGAACTATGTACAAATCGATTCCACTCTGGGTCGTCAAGGCATCGAACATGTTTGGGATTGTAGTGACTAAACCGATAACTATTAGTTATGCCATGTAATACCAAACATTCCTCAGGATTAGGTTCGTGCTCTAACCAATATAAAAATGTCCACTTAGCACTATCCAAACTACCGCCCATGATACCAAAGTTTTCTGTAGGTACCGAATAATATTGGCCAAGTTGGCCTAGGAAACAATTACTTTCTCGGTAGGCTCGATGTTGTAGGCCAACTTTGTGTATATTTGTAGCAGTGATATTAGGTTCTGAGAGTTCATCGCCATACATCCACGAATCGCCAAACCCTACAATTTTTTTGAACATCACGTATGTATCAACGATACATTAAGTTTACTACAAATCCTGTAGAGATAACAACGATTGCGCCCTGCTGACTAGCCGGAACCGGACTTGGGCTTGCTCCAGGATTTGGAACAGCCGGCAATGGCCAATATCCTGATCCACCATTGGTTACATTAATTCCATAAACTACACCTTGTTCGTCAATCAATGCTTCGGCTGTAGCGCCTGCGCCGTCTCCGACAATGTCTACACGGGGAGGAGCTAAGTATCCACGTCCACCATTCAAAACTTCAATGTTGGTTACAACGCCATCTACACAATAGGCCACAGCAATCGCGGGGTAACCGGGTTGGTTGGGACTAGCAAACACTGAATTATTAAATGCTAAACGCAGCAAGGGATACCATCCAAGAACATTTAAGTGGAATGTTCCAGTTTCGTTTAAGTGTGTAGTCGATTCTGTTACATTGTACCAAAGACTTTGATAGTTTTCGGCCCACTGAGCTTTGATTGTTCCAGTATATTGTATTAAATCGTACTGGATTGTAGTAACTGGTCCACGTGGTGCAATAAAGCTCGAAAAATATTCTGTGTTATTGTAACTGTTCCAGTAACTTCCGCCATTGGGATTGCCTTGCCAGTAAACACCACCCGGGTATTGTCCATAACTTGTGCCACCATATTGTAACTGATTTGATAATTCTAGTGTAGGAATAGTAAGTTCGCTACTAGGAACAAATGTTGGCAACGCACTATTAACAACATCCACAGGAGCACGGGCTCCAGCTTGGGCATTAGTAAACACAGCTTCGGTTAGGCCGCCATATGGTTGTGTACGCACCAGGCTGTAGTTGGCCGGTTGTGCTTGTAATTCTAGCAATTGTTCCGCTGATAGTGTTACTTTGGCGCGGCCTGTTGGGCCGTTAAGTATGACCAATGGTTCGTCAATTAACAGCTTGATTCCTTGTTGATCAATCAGCCTGAAAACAAAACTGCTTCCAGTAATGTTGACGGGTTTTTCCTCTTGATTCACAAACTCAAAGAGGATCACGTTGTCAACGCCTTTATTAATTGTTAGTCGTTTTGCGTACACAGGATCATACCTATAGATAAAAGTTTCGCCCCCGCTTGTATCCATCATCAATACGCGAGTCATTTGTTGGAAGATATAAACTTGGGTTGAATACATACATTATATTTAGCGTTTACTCAACCACTGACCAATTTGGTTATAAATATCTCTGACACTATGAGCAATGATCTCTTCGCTAAACTAGCAGAAAAATACCCGTTTATAACGCTTTGTGTCTACGCCACTCAAGAATATGTAGGTATTGTGCAAAATCAAGATGATATTATTACTACTATTTACGACTTTGGTGGCATACAAGACATAGAGAATAAAAAGAAGTTTTTAGAATTGGCTAATATTTGGTGGTGGGAAAGCAATCGTAGTATTCCTATTAACATATTCCTTAAAAGCGAATGGGATCCATTTAAGGTATATTTGCGTACTTTTGTCAACAAAGATCTAGTAGTACTGCACGGGCCTGTGTGTAGCCTAAGCGAAATGAGCCGAAAAAAATCTAAACGTAAATCGATTACTTTAGTCAGACGAATTGAGTAAATTCATGTGCAAAGCAACTAGTGCCGCATAACTGATACTGTGACTGTGTTTAAAGATAAATCCCTTACTATTGTCACCGTCCCAAACTGAATCAAAAACTTCTGCCCACGGCTTGTTTTGTAAATGTGCTTTACCTGGACGAATAATAGCAATAAAAGCTGCCATTCTCGGAATACTGTCTGGTTTCATTGTTTTAAGTAACTCTGTATAGTTACCCACGTGAACCAACTGTTTAGCCCAGTCTGGGTTAGTCCACAAGCGTTCCCAGTTGGGTTCTTTCTTAAACATTTCTTCATAGTGTTCAGGACTCTTAATCAACTGATACACACTCATATTTAGAAGGTCAATTTTAAAATAGCCACGCTGTTCTGCTGTTTCGTAATCTATTGCAGCACACTCATTGACAGGATCATACGGAATGTCTGTAACATACACCCCCGAGTTATGACGGCGTACTTGTCCGTGTGTAAGTTGTCGTGCAGGCACAGCATCAATTAAGTTGAGTAATATATTTCTATCTGCTAAGTCTAAGTCGATGTCTGCGCTCATTGATATTTTTCTAAATATTTTAAAGCATTTAATAAACGCTCTGGAATGTCATTAAAATTTCCTAACCCTAAATTACACTTATGACATATCCAATCTCGAAATTTTCCAGTACTATGGTCGTGATCGGCACACCATCCTTTTTGTTTGAGGCTATGCCCTTGTATTTCTTGTTTGTTTCTATTACAGATAGGACAACGATGATCTTCTGCAGCCGGTGGATTATTCTTTTTAAGATCTCTCACTAGTTTAGCTTGTTTTTTTGCACAAGGCTTACACTCGTATCTTAGATATTTTGCACCGCCATCTGTTCCAAACATAGCAAGAGGCAGATTAACTAAACAAATACCACAAGTTTTAGTTGTCATTACCAGCCTGCCTTTTGTAAAATATCTTTGGCGTATTCTTGGTCTGCTGGATAGTCCTTAAACTTACGCATCCAAAAATCTGCATCAATATAAGGCCATATCATAGCAATTTGTGTTTGGTCAAGTTCACTTAAAAACTTTTGACCTGCTTCGCAATTATAAATGACCCACGGACTAATGCGCCCTGTGCTTACTGCATAGGCCATTGCATTACTATTACCGTATCGTAAACAATCTTCTGCCGGATGTCCAGACTTTTCAGACCAATCAATTCCAAACTCCATTGCCCTAGCTAATGCATCATTGACGTTTTCTACTTTTAAGTAATCTTGTAGGTATTCCGTGTATATACTATCTTTGGCCCAATGATCTAGTTTCTTGTTTTGTTTTAAAACCCATTCAGTAAAGCGACTCGGGTTGATGGCTCGGATGTTTACACAATAGCGACCAAACTTAACAAAGGCCTTGTAGTAAGGACTATCGGCAAAGTCATCAAATGTCTTTAGCTTGGCACTGCCTTGTGTAAGTTCATAAAACTTAATGTAGGATTGGAATCCTAGACGCACACCTGCCTCATCTTTTTCCTGTCTACGTCTGCGTGGCTCGCAAGAATGCACGGCAAGACTTGCTTCTTTAATAAAGTCTTTCTTACAGTACTGGCAGGTGTACTTCATTCTTCTTGGGGTATAATAAAATGTCTTTTTAGATTGTTTTTTTCAATATATAGACGAATGTCTGTACGAACCATTACTGTTCCAAATACAGGTGCCAGCATTGCTAACTCGTAAGTAGTAATATCTGTTTGTGGTGCATACTGCCACTTACCAAAAGAGATTGTTTTAAACTCTGGAACTTTTGCTTCTTCTTTATCTTTAAATAACGACCAAATCATTTTTTTATTTCCTGTCCTGCTAGTTTTAAATATACATCAATGTCTTTTTTGGTATTGAGTTTAGACATAAGCTCAATCTCATCATCCTTCATATTAGGGTATAATTCCATTAACTGCTTTTTAATACCGCTGGCGCCGGGTTCTTTTTTCTTAGGAGCAATCCAATTATGTCTAAATGTGCCCATGCCTGGACTAACAGTTGTAGCGCACAACCATTGCAACTTAGGATGACGATTTATAGAAAAGAAATGTTTGTTTAGGCGTTCGTTGCAACTAATTAAGTAAAACTCTTGTAAATCTTTGCTGCCAGTTACACTGGATCCATAACGAATCATAAGAAAGTTACTGAACTTTTTCTTTTCATCAACTGTGAGATTGTCATAGAACTCGCGATCCTTGCAATCAAACACAACCATTTCGTTACTAATGCTTAGTTTATCCACGATTTTTTAATACTGATATGATGTCACTAATTTCGCCTTTGAGGCGTCCAATATCTCGCCTAAGTCGAAAAATTTCTTGTTGTTGAATTCCAACTGTGTCTTGTAGTTGCTTAACTATGCTTTCAACTGATTGAATATGTTTTGTTTCAGATGATGCAGTGATTGGTTTTGTTGGAGTATCTATAACTTCTTCTGACTTGTATTGTTCCATTACCATGCCTTATTGTAATCTATTACTTCACAGTTGCGACTAATATCTTTAACAAAGTATACGCAATCTGGTTTAGGTTCATTGCCCAATGGCACACATAGCATTTGGCCATTTTTTAACTTAGGAGCATACCAAGCAACTTCTTGATACACATCAATAATTTCAATGTCAAGAAAGCTGGGTCTAAAACTACTTAACGGATTAAACTGAAATGCTTTGAATCCTCGGTCGTTAATACTTGTAAGTGGTAGTACTTCTAAGTCGCCCAAATCAGGTTCGCCAATTAAGATTTGCCAATCTACCGGCATGCGAATCCTGTGTTCACCGATGCGTAGAACTAATGCCGGCGCATTAAAACTTTCTAAAAAGATCAACGGAATGTAGTGATAGTCTGGGTCTTGAGGATTACTGTTATCCAAGATAGCAAAACGCATATCATCTACTTCTTCCGGAAGATGATCTAAGTCAAATGGTGCATTGTCTAGCGTTAATATTCTCATAGTATTATAATATAGGTTTTATAGCCAAATGTCAAGACTATTTTATCTTCATCCACTCTAATTTTTCTTGGGTAAACGGATAGTTGGCTTCGCGATAAAAAACTTTACGCTTGGTCAAGTGTCGTTTAGCGAATTTGCAGGTAGATGTAATGTCCCAAATTTGGACGAAGTCTTTATCTTCTGCTTTGCGGATTCCACGACCGATTGATTGGATAACCCGAACAAAAGATTTACCAGGCTCCAAAAGAACCAAATTAAAAATCCTAGGAATATTAATACCAACAGCAGCAATACCGTAGGTAGCAATAATAATCTTCCCAGTGCTAGTTGCCACTTCGTCATATTCGTCCTGTCTTGTTTTACCCTTGGTTGAGCCACTTACAAACACAGCATTATCGCCAAGGCGTTCTACCAATGCTTGCCCGGCGGCAATACGATCTACAAGCACCAGGGTGTTGCCTGTAAGATTAACTTGGTTAACTAGTTCAGCGATTGTATCTAGTCGACCTTTTTCTTCTAACAAGTACTTTAATTCACTTTGGTAATCTTTGTATTCTACATGATCTACTAACTGCACAATGTTCACGTGACATTGTGCCAACACACCACGATCCTGTAATTCACTAGCACTAAGATGACTAATGACTGGACCGAGACTACATAACAATGCCTTGAATTCATACTGCTCTTTAGGTATGGTTCCGGTCAATCCCCAACGAATAGGCACACGGGCCATTACACTAGTAAGCAAAGTCTTGAGCGCATCTGCTTTGGCCATGTGTACTTCGTCAACAATAACGCAAACAACATCTTCTAAAAAATCCGTGATTGTAAATTCGCCTGCGCCCGCTTTGGTATTTTTTAACAAGACATTCAAACTTTGCCATGTACAGATAGTATGTGTCTTGCCAAAGTCCTTTCGGTCTCCAAAGAATACACCCACATCAAGACCCATGTTGATGTAGTCGGCTTCTGTTTGAGTTACTAAACTTTTGTTTGGCACAATAACAATACTGCGACCATATTGTTCTACGCTGTGACTTAATGATGCTGTCATGATTGTTTTGCCTGCGCCCGTTGCTACTTCTTGCAAGCATTGTGGATTCTCAAGGAAGTTGTTAACAATCTCAACTTGATAATCGCGTAACATAATAGGTTGGCCAGCCAAAGGATGTGTCTTGGGCCATACTTTATTACTAAATGTGTCTTCTGCTACCTTGTTAAACTGAAATGTAGTTGTATAATCTCTTTGATCATCTAGCTCAATGTCATAGTTATAGCTTTCTAAAATAGGAATAATTTCCGGCAGTAAGTTTGTATAAGTGCTGCCGCCTAACTGAAAGTATGCTATCTTACCATCCCAACGTCCAAGTCTGACCGCGGGTTGATAGCGGGCACCCGGTATTTCATATTTAAATGTGCTTACTAATTTTTTTCTAGCATCAAGTTCAAGTCCTTCGATCTTAATGTTCACTTCATCTCGAAGTATGATTGTAGCTGTTCTCATAGAGCCAATCTTTGTGGATAATCTAATTTAGTAAAGCAATCAACAAGTGTAGGTAACTGGTCTACATACCCTATTGGGATCCCGGCAAACATTTCCTGCGGTTGCCAGTCCGGCACGTTCCAGTGCTGACACCAACCATCGCGTACCGGCGCAAACCATTTATTAAATTCTGTTTGATCAAACGTAGTATAATTGTTGTTGTTTTGAAACGCAATGCTTAAAATTGGTTTAAGAAATAACCAAGGTTTACTTTGTTCACAAACGGCTTTGATATTCAATGGTTCTTTGTGTTTCCAATAAAGCATTGGGCTTTTTCCCAATTCGTGTTCTCTTAAAAAACACATTCCGGCAGTAATATCAGGGGTTGCATATTTTAAATAACGTCGGTCAAATGGCTTAATTAATAGTCCGGCCTTTTCCTCATAATCAAACCAAATACTATTTCTTACAAGACCAGTTCCAATAAAATCTTCAAGCAAATGAATGCAGTCGTGTATTGTTAACCACTGTATGTCAAATTTTAATTTTTTTGCATTACTAAAATAGACTGCATGCAATTCATTAAGATACTCTTGGTTAGATAACTGAGTAATATCAATTTCAAGACCAACCTTGGCAACTTCTGCCATTAGTTTTGTCATTACAGATTCATATGAAGTTTGTTTGGCCTGCAACGGGTTTTTTCTAGCATTAAACTCTAAATCAACATGCTGTAAATATTTAATACAATTATAATAATAATCTGCAACAGGATTATTTTCTAACCAAATATCAATGGTTCTTCCGTCTTGCCAAATAATGTAAATTTTTCTTTGGGTCATTTTGTATATTGTACACTATTTAAGTACAAAGATCAAAAAAACCGGTACCTTTTTAGGGGTACCGGATAAAATGGGTTGTTAAAGAACAACCCAGGAGCTACCATCATACTTAGTCTGAGCAACCAAGTACTATGAATTTTTCATACAAGTGCTACGAGCAAGTGCTTTCCAATTCATGCCTGACACTTTGGTCAAATCCGCTAGTTTAAGTGCCATACGCAGGCTCATCTCACGCAAACGATCTTTATTTTCGTCCATAAATGCCAAAATTTCGTCACCTTGTTCTGGTGTAAAATCGTAGTCATTGAACAACTGACCTTGACTAAAGATCTGTTTAATACGCAAGTACTTGTCACGCATGGTGTTGAGAGTTAAGTCCAAAAAGTGACAGCGTGACTGTAGTGCTTCCAAGTGATCTTTCATCTTTTTGCTTTGGATATTTTCAAATTTCAAGTTAGTAATAAAAATTGCACCGCCTTTAAAATCAAACACATCCGGAACGCCTTCACGACGCAACATACTACTATCACTGTTCCAACAAATTTTACGCTTTTTACCACTATCCAATGCAGCTTTAAGAATATTTAAAGATAAGTCGTCCTGGAATACCGAGTCACAGTCATCAAACACTAGAACGTTGTTGGCGTCACTGTGCTGATAAAGTGTAGTGTATAGGCCGATGGGAGTCATGGCACCCTTGACCACATCGTACTTGATCTTACGACCACTTAACTTGTCAAACAAGCCCGACTTCTCAAGTTCAAATTCTACACCATAACTCTTACCTACACCAGGAGGGCCAACTACAATCATAGCACGGACATCTCCGGCGATAACTGCACGGGTCATTTGATGCAAGATTTCAAAACGCTCGCCAATCCGCTCCATTACTTGTTCGTCTGACTCTACCATTGTACCGGTTGCTTTTATTTCAAAATCAGCAGGTGCCTCGGCATCACGATTAATTATGTCTGTGTTAAATGCAATCACCGGAGTAGGCCTTGCACCCGAGGCAATCTCGATATCTGCAATTGACTCTACCGTGATGCGGACATTTTCTGGAACATTGTCACCAAAAAATCCACCACTTTTTACAGTGACAAAGTTGCCTTTGGCGCCTGTTTGAAAATCTTTCACAAGTGTAAACATCATGTCATTGACACGAGTTCCACGATACATACCATTACGAATTTTTACTGTAGTCAAGGTTAGCTCCTTTTTCTATTGTTGATAATACTATTATACGTTTAATCGAATTTCTTGTCAAGTATCTTCTTGAGTCCCAATTCATAGCGTTCATCAATTTCTAATTTGGATAGAATGATGCTGTACATGGTGTATAATAAAATGCTTACCACAAGAATTGTTACGCCGGTTGTCAACCGTTCTGGGGTTAAGTATGCTGTGACTTCTTTTAGTACCACAGCGGTGCCTGTTGCAATTCCTACAATTCCTACTACCATTAAACCTGCTTTTATTTTAATATTCATATTTTCGCTTTCCGAAGTTGTTGTTAATTTACTACTATAACTACAATTATAGACGAAATGGTATTTTTGGTCAAGAGGTTTATGTCATAAAAAAACCTGTTGTTTTTACGCAACAAGTTTGTTTTGTTAGTGTTTACTAACTTATTCTAGTCCAGGGAGTAGATTTAAATCAAAAGTCATAGTAGAAGTTTGCCCAGAGGCTGTTTCAACTTCCCAACCCCAGGTGCCTTCTGCTTCTGTTGAGCGTGGGTCTGGTGGCGGTGGTGATGAATAGGTAGCATTTGTAACTTCCACATTAGATCTTACGTCGCCCTGGGGGAAAGTTGAGCTAAATCCAGTAGGTCCAGAACTCACTCCGTTTGCAAGACCATTGTAATTTATTTCAATCTGTTCTAAATACATATCATCACCAGTAATGGCTAAACTTACGGGTAAAGTATATGCATTGCCCGTGGTAATCAATGGAATTTCGCAGGTGAACAAAATTGTTTGATCGGTAGGCAGCCGAAGAATATCGCTAGATTCTGAAGTTGCAACTGTTCCAGAAAATACCACATTTCCATCAACGGTAGCTGTAATGGTACAAGGTGTTAAGGTTAAACCCTCAGCAGGTGGTGTGCTATATCCTTGTCCCCAAAATTGAACTGTTCTATTCGTCATAATTTTAATCTCCTATAGTTATTTATCATTGCCAATGCTGAATTACTACAGGATCTGCAATTTTATCTGGTTTGGGTCGGCCATGAAATACCAGCACACTTGTAGGATGTATTACTGTGGTACCCGTATTAGGTAGCAGATGGCGTTTTTGAGCAAAATTATAGCCACCATCAAAACACTGCCAGCGCCAACTTTTAACCCGATCTACATCAAAAAATCTACGTTGCGATGTAGTAATAACGTCTGTGATATAGTCTTGATCTCCATGATATTTTAACATCATTTGAGATAGATCTTTGGCTATAAAATTTTGCCAGACCGAGTAAAATTGTGCTGTGTTAAACCACATAATACTAGAATTTATAGTGTAATTACTAGGTTTCCACAAATATTTAAAATCTCGCACAGCCCAAAAATAAGTTAACGGCAAGTTAACTAACCAATCAAGGTTATCAACAATAACTGTATCTAAATCAAAGTATAACAATGGACCATTATGATATTCAGGATTGAATATTTGCATTTTATACCACCAAGATCGCTTTGGTCCTGAAATTCTCCAATTTAATAAACTATGTTTAATATACGGTTCTGGAACTAGGCGATCGTCCTCAGTATAAACATGCAATTTTACACCATTAGAAATATTTCGTGATAACATACTGTAAAGTCGATCTACGTATTCCCAACTGTAGACATTGCCGTGTATTACACAGGCGCAGTCAATTGGGCCAGACGGCGGTTGTACTATAGGGCCGATGCGATTCTTTTTAACCATGTTCCTTGTTGTATTTCATTAAGGGTGTATTCAGTATGACAAATTTCCACCAGCCATCGGTCACGATCTATTAAGTAAGGTTGTTCTAATTCGGCATACGACACTGATACCGGGTATGCCAGACTTGACATATCCACAATGGGTCTTGTGCCCGATATTGCAGCCTGTATACCTGTGCCTGAATTGTAATTGACCACAGCATGGCAATCAAAATGCATATCAAAACTGTCATAGGTGTTGGTTAGCGGATTAGGTTCTTCAAACACTATATCACTAGGTAATAACCGTATGTTCAATGTAGATCTTGGATGTGATCTAACTACAATTGGGCGGTCGCTAAACTGTTTAATTCTAACAATTTGTTTGTATATCCAAGCCTCAATGCTAGGTAAGTCTGCCACCTGCAAACTGTGTTGATGTTGCGCGGCAATTAAGATCTCAGGACGATGAAACGCCGTAACAGCCTGGCTGATCCCTAATTTTCTAGGACGATCCCAGTCTAAATTTTCTGTATGGCCATAGTAGCCATCTGCTGTGATATTGTTTACAGCAATCTTCCAAGTAGTGCCTCGATATAATGCACCAATTTCTATAATGATTACCGGTTTGACTTGTGCTCTATAGTGCTCGTATACCGCCTTGTTGGCCTGCATCTTGCCATTCCATAACACTGACCAAATAATAGCCGCATCAGAATCCATGCTGTTTTCTTGCGTTAGTATGCCGGCACCTTGTAGTACATCTAGCACAGCCGCCATTACTGGGCGGCTGTTTAAGGCACATTGATTAGGAAAATAAGCTATGGTACGCATAAGGTTAAATATTTAACCATGTTACTACCACCAGTACAGGGAAGTTTATCCCAAGAAAAATTTTTTATATATGCGGCCGCTGATTCAGTTTATTTTGATTTGCATGCTCGACCTTTGATTAAAAGTGTACTTGCTAATACGCCCGAATACGGAGTACATATACATATCTATGATCCTAGACCAGATCAGATTGAATTTTGTAACACACAACCTGGAGTAAGTTGTACGTACGAATATCTTGACGATCAAGAATTTGATCGAGTACAAGATTATTGGCAAACTAGAACTGTCTATACTAATGAACGTCAAACACAAATGGGTAAAAAAGGTCGAACATTTGGTCCAGAAGAACTTAAACGGTTAATTAAGCAAACCTACTATGCTTGTGCTAGGTTTGTTAGATTGGCAGAAATATTACAGCCAGGACAGCGTTGTTTAAGTATCGACGTTGACGGACTTGTTCGCGGAACTTTTGTGGTTGAGTTGGGCAATGAAGATTTTTATCTGTACGAAAAACCCAAAGACGGTACACACCTAGCAGGTGCTGTGTTGTTTAACGGACAACCTCAATCCGCCGTATTTTTACAAGAGTACGCTGCCGCATTAAAAATTAATATAGAACAGAATGAATTATACTGGTTTTTAGATCAAGTAATTTTAGACCAACTGGTTCCTAAATATCGCAAAGGATTGTTGCCAATGAGCTACATTGACTGGGCTATGAAGGATGGTAGTCCAATTTGGTCTGCTAAAGGCAAACGTAAAGAACTAGAAATCTTCAAGCAAGAACAAAGAAAGTATGCATAATGGCAATACTATATAAAAAAGACTGGGTCAATGAAGAATGGTTTACTGAAGACTACCAAGCCCATAAGCGTGAAAACTTTGAACTACTAGATGCATACTTAAAAACACCGCCCAAGCGTATTTTAGATATCGGATGCGGACTTGCATGGGAATCGCGGATGTTTAATGAAAAGTATGGTACAGAACTATACTTGTTAGATGGCGACTACGACGACAATCCACAAGATCGTGAATTAGTACAAGCTCGTTACAGCGAAGACGCCGGTCGTTTTGCTTTTTACTATAAACTAGATTTTTTGCGGGACCAGTTAGACAAATTAGGAACAAAAGACTATCGATTAATTGACAGTAACAATGTTCGATTACCCTGGAATATAAAATTTGATTTGATTACTAGTTGGGTCAGTTGCGGATTTCATTATCCCGTTAACACCTATCGAGATCTAATCTTAAAACATAGCAACAAAAATACTCGTGTTGTTATGGATTTAAGAATGTTGGCCAAAACTCAAGATCCTGTACTGGATGACAACATCGAGCTTGTAGAGATTGTAAACAAGCGTAGGAAATATGTAACGGCCGAGATAAAAATATCATGATCAGCATAGTAATGGCCTATTACAACAGGCAAGCCCAGTTAGGTTACACACTCAAAACTATCAGTCGTAGTAGTTATAAGGATGTTGAGATTGTCATTGTCGACGACTTTAGTGCAGCGGATCAGCAACCAGAACTTATTACTAGTCAGTTTCCAGAACTCAACTTTAACATTATTCACATGCAAGATCGTGTTAAGAAAAAATCCTATTGTAATCCTTGCATACCGTATAATACAGGATTTAGAGAGAGTAAAGGCGACAAGATTATTATACAAAATCCCGAGTGCTGTCACATAGGAGATGTTGTTGCGTATACCGCCAGTGCGTTGACAGACGATATATATCTAAGTTATCATGCATATGGTTGTACCAAGCAAGATCTAAAGTTCTTACACGCAGACGAACCCGTACCTATGTTTAGTCACAAAAAAGCACGTTGGTATAATCATGCGACCGAACGCCCTGTTGGTTTCCACTTTTGCAATGCTATCACTAGAAACAACCTAATCAACATCAACGGCTTTGACGAAGCGTACTCGCAAGGGCACAACTACGACGATGCAGAAATACTACATCGTATTAAAAATTTAGGATTGCCTATCAAGTTTGTTGCTGATCCGTGGGTAATTCATCAGTATCATCACAAAAGTTACGGCCATCCAGATAATCCCGAACCAACGGTAGACAACAAGGCCATGTATGAAGCACTACTGCAAACGGATCAAGTTAGAGCCAACAATCAAGAGAGCATTCAATGAAACATACTATTAAAGGAAAACGTGCCAGTAGCAATGACGCACTAGTGGCCTACTTAAAAGAAAACGTAGAATCTGGTAGTAGTTTGCTGGACGTTGGCTGTGGGCCAAAACTCTACAGTACACCCTTGCTAGATCAATGCTCACGTGTGCTGACCATTGATGCATGGGCATGGGTTGGGCCCGATATTGTAGCAGATTTAGAACAAACAGTAGTTTCAGAAATCGTCAAGGAACGATTTGACTACATCTTGATGCTTGACTTTATTGAACACTTAGACAAAGCGGCTGGACTACGACTTATAGAAGATTGTAAACAAGTTGTTAACAAGAAAATATTTTTATTAACTCCGATGGAAGAAATCTGGACAGAAAATCATGAACATGTTGAGGATCCAAGTTTGTGGTGCTACGGCAATGAATACGATTTACACAAGAGCTTGTGGACCCGCGAAGATTTTACAGGGTGGGCCGCAATTACTTTACCAAAATTTAAAAATTATTATGTAGGATATTATACACCATGAAAATAACTGTATTTGGTAGCAAAGGAATGGCTGGCCACATGATTGTTGCGTACTTGCGCAAACAAGGACATATAGTCACAGCATTAGATCGTAC